GTTTCATCTGAAATTCCAACTGGTGTAATTGGCCAGAGACGGTTCTTCTCAGCTTCAGTCCTTGTGATAATGACGAAGTTGTTAAGAGCTGTTTCTTGAAATGTTGGAAATCGAGCGATGTTGATTGGAATCCCGGCGCGGGTCATCCATCTAACTCCTCTTATGTGAGGATCGACTCCTAATTCAGAAGTAATAAAAGTATATACATCTTGAAGTACATCGTAAACACGTTTGGAACATCCCATTGATGCGTGGGCTAGTCCAATGCTTGCGGCTGCGGTATCTTCTAGATCTCTAAAGTGCTCAGGGTAAAGCAAATGAGCGAGTAGTTCAGCTTCATCACGATAGGCGATGCCTGCATGATTGCGGTATGAAAGTACTTCAACGTCGTTGAGGGACTCTCCTGCTGATGTTTTGTCTGCGGAAAGATCGGCATTGAACCGTCTTTTCGCTTCTCGTTCGAGAGCAAGAAGGAAAGACTTTTTGTCATGTAACATTACCATTTCTGCGAAGGTGACGAGCGAGTCGTCTCCCTGGACATGGATAGTGAAATTGTCTCCTTCTATATTGATGCTTAAACTTGAGAGGCACGTTAGTAGCATAATGCAATTTACGAATGAATCGAGAAGTTGCGTTTGCTGAAATCCAGATGCGATGCCATTAAACTGCCATTGATAGGTGTTTCCTGACGTTGCTCTGATGGGCATGTGTTTGACTTGATCAGTCATCCACTCCCAGAGTGCTTCAATTTGTTCCGATTTTGTCTTGGTGTTCGGGTAGATATTCGTAGGCTCATAGCCTTGATCGAAATCGAACCAAGATCTCCACATTTGGTGAACGTCATCTATGATAGAATGAAGTGCTTTGTGATCGAATCCAGACCAATCAGCGGATATACATCCATTGACAATCTTTTTCGAGTGCAATTCTTTCCATAATTTTGACCATCCTCCACGAATCGTTTCGAATCCCCATAGCATAGGTGATTTGACATTTCCATTTAGGTACTCTTTTTGAAGAGGCCAGATGAACATGTTCTCTGCCATTAGGAATAGCTTCGGTACTCCGAAGACTGCTCGATTCTTTGGTGGTTTGTCGGATTTGACTAAATGCGCTCTTGTGTGCAACGAAGCCCAGTAATAGGGTCTCGGTATGCGTCGGAAATTAACTTTCTCCCAAAATGGGGAAAGCTTGCGCTTGATGAGGTGAATATGTAATCTATTTTCATGAAAAATCTCATTGTAGAGATTGTGAAATGTAAGGTTTCCATCTTCTATTTCTCCTTCGCGTTGTTTTTGGCGAACTACTTCTTCCCAGGATTTCTGAGTAGTGTAGGGGGCTTCTGCTGAAACAGCTAAAGTCCACGGGTAATAGCGAAGGTCAGGGAACGAAACTGGTTTCAGTCGTTGACTGGGTCTGAAAAGTTGTTCAGTTACTCTAATTGCTCGTTGATAGTGATAGTCACGATCAAGTGAAACAAAAGGTTGATCTGTTTTCAGGAAGTCGGTTTCGGCTGAGTCGTCGTCTGACGGTGATCGGTAGAATCCATTGATAACACGTTCGGCAAGTTCAGGCGGTAAATGGGTCCATAGCGCTTTCTTGACTATTCCTTGAACAAGTTTGATTCTCTTTTGAGATATCTTTTGTCTGAAACGTCGTTGTTTTCGAAGCGATATTTTACCTAAATAGCCTAGATTTGTAGATCCGTAAAGCGTATTGTAGTGCATTGTAAAGCGGGGCGATTTCTTCTTTTGCGGTGAGAAAGGCAAC